AGTTTGGTTCGTTTTATTCTCAAAACATTACAGGTGCAGGCAATACTGGTGCAAGTTATGTATCGTCATCTAGCAGCCAAACAGATAGTCCTCACAGCATTGCTGGAAAAAGCAACAGCCTAGGCAACGCATCTACGAACACAACCACAGGCGCATCAAGCGCAAGCCGAGACACTGCATTCATGTCCTATCGCGGCATTGAAAACTTTTACGGCAATTGCTGGAACTGGGTGGATGGTGTAAATATCGGCGTTGGCGCGAACTACAACGTCCATGTTTCCAATGTTACGACAGACTTTAAGGACGATGATTCGGCAGATTATGATTTAATTGGTCAATGCGCTACAGCAAACGGGTATGTGCAGAATATTTATGCTGGCGACGTTCCGGGCGCATTTATTCCAATTGACACAACTGGCGCATCAAGTTCGACGTATTTGACCGATCAGTTCTTTATCAATACCGGTAACCGTGTCGCGCGTTTCGGCGGGAATGCGGGTAGTGGTGCGCCTGCCGGCGCGTTCTGTTGGAGTTGGATTGTTGATTCGCTTAATGCGTCTCGGCTTAGTGGCGCGCGCGTCGCTTATTAATTTGCTATAATTCTTTTAGGGGATGCAATGACATTGCAAGCCACAGACCGTAGTCCGTGTCACGCATTTCGGCAGGAATGCGAATAATGGTGCGAATGCCAGCACGTTCTATTGGAATTGGAATAATGATTCACTTAATGCGAATCGGAATATTGGCGCGCACGTCCCTACCAGAGTTGGGAGACTATTCCTCTCAGTCATTGGTTCCCGACCTCATGGTCAAACAGGATGCCATAAATAGCACAGTAACCTTTGGTGAGCTGCTAGGCGGGGTATAAGGGTGAAAAGACATGGCAATCTTTTCAAAAAAATTTGCGATTTAGAAAATATAATGCTTGCCCATGAAAACGCAAGAAAAGGCAAGGCGCATTATCGAGAAGTCAAGCTAGTAAATTTAGATCCGAAAGCGTTTTGCTCAGAAATAAAACGCCTACTTGAATCAAAAAAATTTTCGACTAGCGACTACATCATTGAGCAAAAGCATGACGGCAGAAAGATGAGAACAATCTACAAGCTGCCGTATTACCCTGATCGCATCATTCAACATGCGCTTATACAGGTTTGCGGACCGATCTGGCAAAAACAATTTATTCGAGATACGTTTCAATCGATTGTTGGGCGAGGCACTCACGATGCGAGGAAGCGCGTTGAAAAGGCTATTAGCAATTCTTCGCCTAAATACGCACTGAAGTTTGACATTAAAAAATATTACCCGTCGATAGACAATGAAAAGCTGAAAAAAATAGTTAGAAAAAAAATCAAATGCAAAGACACGCTTTGGCTAATTGATAATATTATTGATTCAAGCCAAGGAATCCCCATCGGAAATTACACCAGTCAATATTTTGGCAACATGTATTTAAATGAATTTGATTGGTGGGCAAAACAAACACTAAAATTGAAAAATTATTATCGGTATTGCGATGACATCGTTGTGCTCTGCGATACGGCCAGTGAGTGCCACGAAGTTAGGAGGGCCATGTTCGGAAAGCTGAGGTCAGAGTTTAGTCTAGAAATAAAAAGCAATTGGCAGGTCTTCCCAGTCGAGGTGCGCGGGCTAGATTTTGTCGGCTATGTCTTCAAACAAAATTCAACTCGCCTTAGAAAAAACATAGCAACGGGTTTTAAAGCCAAAGCAAGGTCAATTAAAAAAAGACCGTTGAGCCAGCATCAGGCAATTGGAGGACTGATGTCATATTGGGGATGGATCAAACATGCAAATGCTAAAAAGTTATGGCTGAGTGAGGTTGATGATACAATCATCCGCATCACGAATGATTATGGAACAAAGCGAAACCCAATTAAGGAGATCATGCAGTGAAAGTGTTTAGCAATGAACAGCTTCCCGTGTACCAAGTCATCGGGCAAACGTTGAGGATTCATTGGGATTTTGAGGAGCAAAGCATTCTCAGACCAGACGAAACCGAAGAAACAATCTTTGTCTGCAAAGAGGCTGTCTGCAACAAATCAGACGACCGCAATACCTTGATCGAAAATATTATTGCATCCGAATACAGCACCGGCGGAGAACTTGCCGCAATTAATAACGGCGGAGAAGATTACGAGAAATATCAAGATTTTCGTCAATCGGCAAAAGACCTTGCGGATGGATGGATTGCGCAAAGATAAATGGTAAAATGGTGACCGAAACCACCAGGGAGTAGGTCACTGTGCGTTTATGCATATGCTTACGCAGTCTCTGGCTGAAGAACCCAAAGTAGACGAAGCGGAGTAACCGTGAATGCCACTGACCAAGCTTCAATTCCGACCCGGTATTAACCGGGAGACGACTTCGTACACCAACGAAGGGGGCTGGTTTGACTGCGATAAAGTACGGTTTCGTTTTGGCACACCTGAAAAGATCGGCGGCTGGGAAAAGCAATCCGGCCGCTCTTTTTTAGGCACCTGTCGAGGACTGATCCCGTGGACCGCGCTCGACGGGTCGTCATATCTGGGCGTTGGTACGCATCTTAAGTATTACATTAACGAGGGTGGTGGCTACAACGACATCACCCCAATTCGTAATACAACCGCAGCAGGCGACGTGACCTTTGCCGCGTCCAACGGCTCGTCCACCATCACTGTCACAGACAACAGCCACGGTGCCGTTGAAGGCGACTTTGTGACGTTTTCCGGAGCCGCCTCTCTAGGCGGCAACATCACCGCCGACGTACTGAACCAAGAGTATCAAATCGCCACGGTCATTAACGCAAACTCCTATACCATCGAAGCGCGGACCGCGGGCACGACAATTAATGACATCACGGTAGACGGGCAACTTGCCCCAACCCTGGTCACCGCCGACGGATCGGATAGCGGAGATGGCGGTGCTTCTGTTGTCGGTGCGTATCAAATCAACACCGGTCTGGACACCGTGATTGCGGGCACCGGTTGGGGTGCGGGCACTTGGGGACGCGGAACGTGGGGCTCGGGCGCTTCGCTGACAGCCACGACGGATGTGTTACGGATCTGGTCCCACGACAACTTTGGTGAAGATCTCATTATTAATGTCCGCGACGGTGGCATTTATTACTGGGATAAGTCCACCAGCTCGGCGCCGTTTACCCGTGCTGTGGCTTTGTCTGACTTGTCTGGTGCTGATGCGGGCACGCCGACTATTGCCAATCAGGTATTGATTTCGGACCGTGACCGGCATGTCATTGCATTTGGCGCCGATCCGGTAGACAACATTGGCACTCAGGATCCGTTGTTGATTCGGTTTTCAAACCAAGAAGATCCGACCACTTGGATTCCGACGGCCACCAATACGGCCGGTGATTTGCGCATCGGTACCGGTTCGCAGATTGTCACGGCGGTCGAAACGCGCCAGCAGATCTTGGTGATTACCGATCAGTCGGTTCATGCGATGCAGTACCTTGGCCCTCCGTTCACGTTCGGTATTAATCTCATTTCTGAAAACACCACCATTATGGGCCCGATGGCCGCGATTGCTGTAGATGACACCGTGTACTGGATGGGCGCGGAAGAGTTTTATGTGTACAACGGCTCAGTGCAGCGTTTGCCCTGTACCGTCCGGGACTATGTGTTCTCTGACTTTAACGACGATCAGGCGGAAAAGGTTTCCTCCGCGGTCAACTCGGCAGACGGCGAGGTGTGGTGGTTTTACCCCTCTGCCAACTCGGACACAATTGACCGCTATGTGGTGTACAACTATCAGCAACAAGTGTGGTATTACGGCACCTTGGCGCGTTCGGTAATGATTGACCGCGGCTTGAATCCGTATCCGATTGCGGCTGGTTTGGACGGTTACTTGTATTTGCACGAGTTTAATAACGACGACGGCAGTACCACGCCTCCGTCCCCGATTGAAGCGTACATTGAGTCGAGTCAGATCGACATTGCCGACGGCGACAACTTTGCTTTTATCCGCAGGATCATTCCGGATGTGACTTTCAGAGATTCGACTGCGGCCAGTCCGCATGTTGATTTTACGATCAAGGCGCGGAACTTCCCCGGCGGCGAATACCTGCAATCAGATGACGCCGTAGTGACCAAAACGGCCTCTGTGCCGGTGGAGCAGTTTACCAATCAGGTCCACATTCGGTTGCGCGGACGGTCGTTCGCGGTGCGCTTATCGTCAGACAGCGAAGGGGTGGCGTGGCGCTTGGGCTCGCCGCGGCTTGATATTAGGCAGGATGGTCGGCGATGAGCAGCCGCCGCCTTGTTCGTCCGTACTTCCCGATCCCACCTCGGGATTACGACCAAGCGTATTTAAACGAAGTCATTCGTGCGTTTTCTGTATTTATCCAGCAGATTCAAAACCCTGGCGATGCGCGGCATACCGAATTAACCCTGACTGGGTTACAATCCAACGATCAAGGTCTTGAAGAAGGCGCCTTATTTGAAGTAGACGGTTTTGTTAAAATAAGCCGTTCTTTTAATCCACATTTGGCGGGTGTTGGTGGTACCGCATCCGTTGGAACAGTGACGGTGACGACAACATGATAAAATGGCTCCCAGCAACAAGTTCTGATAAAGTACACTGTATTAACTGCGGCAATGCGGTTGATACGCCCGAAGAAATTGCAACTTACCCGAATGGAATTTGTCCTGATTGCGGTGAGTCTTGGACTGGCGCAGAACGTAAAGACACGGCTATTACTGTGACATCTCCATCGCCTTTGGGAGGAGCGACACTTTGAGTTTCTTTAAAAAGCTTTTACCGGTAGCTGGTGCGGCCGCAGGGTTTCTTTTAACAGGCCCCGGTGGTGCTGTTGCATTAAACTCCGCGCTTGGCTCAGGTATTGGTACGCTTCTCGCCGGTGGTGATGTAGAAGACGCTGTTAAGAACGCGGCACTTGCTGGTGCCGCAGGTTATGCTTTAGGTCCTTCTGGAATGGGTATTGCCGGATCTGGAACAGCAGCTGCAACCGAAGCTGCCGCATCTGCAAGTGGCATGGGTATGGGCGAAGGCGTACTTGCAAATCTGGATACGGTCAAATGGCGGGTGGTAGTGCTGCCGCAGGGCAAGCTGCCGCAACACAGGCTGC